CGAGAGCCTTGTTACTCAGGGTCTGGGTGGACAAGGTCCCCACGAGGTCATTGCCAAGCCCTGTAACGCCGTGTACATTCGTCGTAGCCACATAGTGAGTCTGGCCATCAGAGAAGTCTCGACCGGAGCTTGTGTGGCGAACCACGGCCCCGGCGTTATGGGACGTACCGGACGTGCCGTCTACTGCTCTCGTCACGGTAAGGCTCAAGCTGGCTACGTTGGTGACGTCCACCAACTCTTCGCTGGTCTGACCGTAGTCGAGAGCCAGCGTGAACGGAGTCGAGCCGGGGAAGCCTGCTGTAGATGCGACCTGGATCGTGGTAGATGATCCGGTGATCGACGCTGTAAGCGTCGTTTCCCGAGCCACCGAAGAATAGAAGCGAGCTGGTGTGGGCATTGTTCCTCCTCAGCTATTAAAATTCTGATAGTTCTCGAACAAGCGGAACAGCCGGTCTCGCTCTTCGGCGAGACGCTTCGTGTATAGGCTGAGGTACAGCTGCGCAGCGCTTGAAGCGCTGCCTGAAGGAACCAATGGGGCTCGCTCGGTAGCTTCGATGTTCTGCTGCTGGAGTCGAGCTGCTTCGTACGCAGGGAGCAGGCGCCAACAGGCGCCAAATACGATCAGATCCACACATCGCTCGGGCAGTCCAGAGACCGCCTCGAACAGGTCGGTGTTAGCGACCAGGACGTCAGGCTTCTTCGTGTACGTGACCCTGACGTTACGCCCAGAGACGATGGCGTCTCGCATGAGCTGAATGCTCTTGCCCGTAGGCGGAGGAGAGGGCTTGACCTGGGAACCGGTAGAAGCTACTGCGTTGAAGCGCCACGAAGTCAGCGGGAACCAAACGCCGGAAGGCCCGATCGTGTTGACCACGACCTTGTATACGTCTTCTGCCTCCGCCGGAATCGGGTACTCGTACCTAGCGGACTGGTAAGGGAATTCGGTCTCACCGAACACCCAGAGATCCGGATAGACGCCGTTAATCGTGTCGTTGATGGCTTCCTTGATGCGAGCCAACGGGAACCTCGGGTCGTTGGTGATGAGCGAACCGACTACGTGGGGAGCTACGGGCGTGCTCTCGACTCCTCGGCCGAAGGTTCCACTGAGCAAGGTGACCGTGCCTGAGGCACGGTCGAACTTCTTGACTAGCATCATCTCGTCGTCGATCTCGACCAAACCCCGAGACAGGTTAGTCACTGTCTCGGAGTCGGCCTGGAACGTCGGGTCCGTCGCGCCCATAGCCACCGTAAGGTAAGAGATAGACGCCTGGTCCTTGCTGTAGCCAAGGAGTTGCTGCTTAACCCTGTTGGCGAGGTCTATGAACGTGGCGGGCATAACGCTCCTTAGTTGTAGAACCCATTGATGGTCACGGAGGCGCTTGTGGCGCCTCCTGTATTGAACTGAAGGGTAGCGTCCGCATCACCAGTTCTGACCAAGACGTCCTGGTAAGCGCTGTCAGCTACCGTAGTGAGGGCCAGCCCCGACATGGACAGGCGGCAGAGGGTCGAGCCGGATGCGGGCTCGACGCCTACTCCACCACCTGAGACGGTAACGCTCGGCGTTCCAGTCGCCAAGGTGGAGACGGAGCCAGAGACCTGGATGTTTACCGAAGCTAGGCACCCGGCGGGGATGGTGATGATTGTGCCCGTAGTGGTGCGACTCCCATTGAGGATCTGCCCAGCCGTGGGGTTGGAATTTATCATGTCTCACTCCAGGTGAAAGAGATGTTGGTGTTGGTGTCAGTGTCGCCAACGAGCGAACGCCAGACGATACCCTCACCGGGGGCAAGGGCAATAGAGCCACCAGGACTAGAACCGGTAACGCGATCCATGAAGAACGTGCCCACCGTGTTGGTCTGAGGGAACGCGATGATGCTGCCATCGAGCGTCGCGGTTGGGTTGTTCGTTCTGACTTCTGCTATGGCGTTGGGGTAGGAGGTCCTGAATCTGTTGATCGTAGAGGCAGCCTGGAGCGTGCCTGCTGCGATCGTGTTGGCTCGGATTACTGCCATAGAACTTCTGAGAGCAGCGGAGCCAGTAGAGACGTACGACGAATACGTGAGTGCGTAGATGTTGAGGGTCTTGCCGGACCCGGAAGGATTGAATAGCGACACGTGATTGGTCGCTGCCACTACGCCCGCTATGTCGAATGCGGTGAACGAGTAGAGTCCGGTCGCGTTCGGGTCTAAGCACTGAGTCACGAATGCCGGTGACGCGGCTGAACTGTCGACGGAGATTGATTGCTGTGCCATTAGACATACACCACCTTTACCGTCACTACCCCCCCGGTGACATCGGAATAGCTACGAGCCCTAAGCCAAGCGAAGGGCTTATCTGTGGAGTGGAAGATGTTCGGAGACGAAGGCGGCTTGTACAGGTTGCCAATCGTGAACCACTGGACTCCATCTAGCGATCCGTCAATGAATATAGTTGCCGTGGTCGCCGATCCATCTAGAGCGAACGTGAAGTCCTTGCTGGTGTGGTGAAGCTGGAAACCTTCCCCCTCGACGCTAGCGCCGACAGCGTCAAGAAGGATGAGGGGGTGAGTGCTAGCCATATCGTCTCCTAAGATGCCATGATTTTTGCGGTGAGCGAGCCAGCACCGCCGGAGGCGGTGAAGGAAGCGCGATAGAATCTGAACGCTTTGGCGGAACTGGAAGCCGTCACTGTGGCGGGAGAAGCCAACGCCACGGTCGTTCCGGTAGAGACGAAGGTGGAGTTATCCAGAGATCCTTCGATCGTGATCGTGCCAGCGAGTGTAGATGTTCCGACACCAACCACCGTGCAGTTGGCGTGGGATGATCCAGCGTCCATCGTGGTTCCGGTGGCGTTGGTCGTGACTGCGTTAAGCGTGGTCGTAGCGACAAGCTGTCCGGTCGTAGTGACCAAGCCAGCACCCAGCGTAGGGCCGGGTACAGCGACGTTAGCCGAGTTGGCCCCATCGACTAAGCTGACGTTCTGTGTTCCAGAAGGAGTTAAGGTGCCCGTTACGGGAACGGTCCCTTCAATCCTGACTGTCATTTCTGCCATTTCAGGCTCCTTGATAGGCGACTCCTGTTGAGTCTGAGATCTTCATTGCTCTGTCGATCTGGTGCTGCTTGGTTCCATCAGGCTGAACGCCCTGACTGACAGCGGAGCGATAAGAGTCGAGCTCTCGATCCCACTGCTGCTGGACTCCGGTGAACATCAGGTTCGGCTGGACGCTCAGGGCCTTCGCCCTGAGGCATTCACCCCAGCTCTTGTGTCCGCCTTCGACACACCCAGACGTGCAGTTCTTCTTTGACTTACCTCTGACCGACAAGACCCATCGCCTCAATCTGCTCGTGCGGAATCAAAACGATCTCCGTCTGTGGCGCAACCGTAAGGCTGCCTCGGAACTTGATGTACTTGTCATCCCAGCCAAGAATCTCGTAGCTCGGAAGCGTGCGACCGCCAGACACAAGATTGACTAGGTCTCCAACTTTGATGAACGATTCCTTTGCGGTCGCCTCAGCGACCGCCTTCTTGGCGATGGGTGGCATTAGTCGTTATCTCCTACAGAGTTGGTGCGGTAGATGCCCTGACGCTGTGCGTCGTGGTTCGAGCCGAGCTCAGCGGTCTTGGGGTTATGGGCCATGACTCGGAAGAGTCCTGATTCCAGAATGCCCTTCTCGTTGTTCTCGATGTTCGTAGTCTTGCCACCCGGACCAGCGATGTTCATCGGGTCGTAGTCTTCCATGTCCGAGTACGCCGGAATGAACTTCGGGTCGTTGGGCTCCTTGGCTACGTCCTTAAGCTGGTAACTCATTTCGCGGCCTTCCTTCCCTTAGCAGAGAGCTTGGCCATTTTGGCAGCGCCGTACTTCTTGCGTCCAGCGGCAGCCGCAATAGCAGCGCCCTTCTTACCTCCGCCAGCAGCCTTGGCTACGGCAGCAAATCGTCCACCTTGCCCAAGTGGGGCTTTGGCGTTGGGCTTGGCTTTCTTCGCAGCCATGTCTTCTCCTATGTGTGAGGGGTGAAGTTAGAAGCGTCAGCAACTCCCGAGTTAATGAGGTCTGCCTTCACGGCATCGTCTACGACGTGTTCGTATCCGCCACGAAAGTAGTGGAGTCCCGCCCTTGGGGCGGGATAGAAGTCTGTGTCATTCTCGTTTGGATTAGAGGGCAGGTTTACCGCCCCGATCTCGTTCGTGTATGCGTCGTAGCGAACCTCCTCATAGACACCTGGAGTGACCTCGAACGTAGATACTCCTCGATCAATCCTGAAGCGCTCCATGAGAGGGTTCCATGCGAACGGGGCTTCAGCCGTGGTGCGATTCGTGTACAACCAGTTAGCCATGGCCGAAGCCCCTTCCGATTAGATCACTGCGAATAGAGCGTGAACCACTGGGTGCCATCGGAGATAACGGCCGCTCGGCCAGTGGTGCCACCAACCGTGCCAGCCACAAGGGCCTGAGTCGCCGAACCGTTAATGGTCTCGGCGCCATTGCCATCGAGGGTCAGGATGCCAGTGTTGTTGCAGATGAGCTGGTAGACGCGACCCGGCTGAGTCGTGGCTACGGGCGGCAGCGTGACGGTCTTGGCTGCCGAGTTGGTGTAGATGGTGACGTAATCATTCGCGGTCAGCGTTTCGGTCGTTGCGGCCGAAGTGCGGACGGTAAACGACGTATTGTCGAGACCGGACATAGATTCCTCCCTTGGGGAAAGAGGGGAGCCCCGAAGGGCTCCCCAATTTGATTACGCAGTCGGACGAGCCGAAGACGAAGACTGATTCACGATCAGGGACTCGGGACGGTACAAGGTCCAGCCAGCAACGCCGTACCAGCCGAGCGGCTGGAAGCGAGTCAGCTTGTCAACGACAGGGCCACGGACCGTGTGGAACTCCTCAGCAACCGCCTCAGCAAGGGCCTGCTGACCGGTGAAGTAGGTGTTGTACACGCGAGTCTGAGTGGCACCAGCACCAGAGCCGAGCTGGAGATTCTGCGCACGCGGGGTCTCGATGTAGCAAGCACCTTCGTACTCGCCGATCTCGCCAGCCCAGATGTTCTCAGCCGCAGAGAAGTTGTGCGGGTCGCGCCATGCAGCCGAGCCAACCTCACGACGAAGGTCGTAAGAGACCTGGGGGTGAATGTACGCGACGTAGTACGAACCCTTA